GATGATGAGTACAGCGGTGTACGTGAACAAGAAAAGCCACGGATTATTGCACATATTCAATTGGGATTAACCGCACTGCACAAACGGTTTTTATTGAAACAACAGAAGGTTGTTATAGAGCTAGAACCTGGTAGATCAACCTACATACTTAACAGTAAGTTTGCACAGAGTAATACCAAGTCTAAAGAATTGGTTAAGTACTTAAACGACTTGAATGAGCCTCTTAAAGACAATCTGTTACAGATAGAACGTGTAGTAAACGACAAGGGCGAAGAGTTAACGCTTAACGTAACAGGTGATCCTGATACTGTTAGGACAATGTCTTATAACACCTTGATCGTACCAGATGGTATTGAGTCCGAAACGCTTACAGTAGTCTATCGTGCAAATCATCCCACCATTAATCCAATACTGGGCAAGGCGGTGTCGTTTCAAGTAGAAATTGATTTACCGGCTACACATTTGGAAGCCTTACTTTACTTTGTGGCCAGCCGTGTGATGAACCCTATTGGCTTAGCCAATGAGTTTCACGAGGGTAATAACTACGCGGCAAAGTATGAACAAGCGTGTATGGAATTAGAGATGAACGGTTATGAGCTTAATAGTGTTGGTACTTCAACCAGGTTTGAAGACAACGGCTGGGTGTAAATAAACCGGGGCTTCGGCCCCGAGAGTTCCCATGTAAACATTTATGCGATTCCATATTTATTTCATTACTATGGTTTCTACTGAATAAAGCCTGGGAATGATGGTCTATGGATAATGAACTCTTATATGAGCCAAACTCACTTGGCGATATTAAGTTGGATTGGGAGAACCCACCAACCATAACGGATTTAAAAGGTGACCTTGAAGAAGCCACGCCTTATCAATCAAGCCAAGTAGAAAAGATTGATCGTTGGTTAGACAACTTGAATGTTACCGGTACAGCTAAACCTACAACCGGTAAAGGCCGGTCTGCTGTGCAACCCCAACTGATACGTAAGCAAGCCGAGTGGCGTTATGCCGCACTATCAGAACCTTTTTTAAGTACCGACGATCTCTTTGAGGTCAGTGCCCGCACCTGGGAAGACGTTAAGGCAGCACAACAAAACAGCCTGGTCTTGAACCAACAGTTCAATATTCATATTGATAAGAACCGCTTCATTGATGACTACGTTCGTACCGCTGTGGACGAAGGTACGGCAATCATCAGTGTCAGTTGGGATAACCGAGAAGAAGAGTACGAAGAAGAAGAACCTGTAATTGAACTGGTTCCTAATCCTGAAATGCAACCGCTGTTTGAAGAACTCAGTGTGTTGATGCAAACCAACCCAAATGAATACGGTCAGATGGTACCGGACGAATTGAAGCGCGCCCATCTGATCTATATGGAAGAGGGCATCCCGTATGAACCAGTCGACACCGGTGAAGTTGAAATCGTTAAAAAGACACGGGTACTCAAGAATGCACCCGCGATCGATATCGTTAATTACCGGAATGCCTACCTCGATCCCACCTGTAACGGCGACACATCAAAAGCCAACTTCTTTGTATACAGTTTCGAGTCGTCCAAGTCACAGCTGGAACGTGACGGAAAGTACAGCAACATCAAATACATCAACGTTGAACAAAACACCATTGTCGGAGATGTCAACCATGCGGCGAATGATTACTCAGGGAATTTCAATTTTAGAGACACGCCCCGTAAAAAGTTTGTCGTTTATGAGTATTGGGGATATTGGGATATTGACGGCAGTGGTGTTACTAAGTCTATTGTAGCCGCCTGGGTTGGGGATGTATTGATCCGCCTGGAAGAGAACCCATTTCCTGATAAATCCATTCCGTTTGTTGTTGTCCCTTATTTACCGGTACGCAAGAAAGCCTACGGTGAACCGGACGGTGCCTTGCTGGAAGACAACCAGAAGATCATTGGTGCGGTCACTCGAGGCATGATCGATGTAATGGGTCGCTCTGCCAACGGTCAGATCGGTATGCGTAAAGACATGCTGGACACCACCAACCGACGCAAGTTTGAGAAAGGTCAAGACTACGAATTCAACGCCAACGTCGATCCGAACCAAGGCGTGCACATGCACAAATACAACGAGATACCGGTGTCTGCTCAGTTCATGCTACAACAGCAGAACTTTGAAGCCGAGTCACTGACCGGCGTAAAAGCCTTCAGTCAGGGTATCTCTGGATCGGGCCTGGGTGATACAGCCACCGGTGTACGCGGTGCACTGGATGCGGCGTCTAAACGGGAACTGGGTATCCTGCGTCGACTGGCCAATGGCTTGGTTCAAGTAGGGCGCAAGATCATTGCAATGAACGGTGTGTTCCTGTCTGAAGAAGAAGTCATCCGCATCACCAACGAAGAGTTTGTCAGCGTCAGGCGTGAAGAACTGCAAGGTGAATTTGATCTTAAGCTGACCATCTCTACTGCAGAAGAAGACGAGAAGAAGGCACAAGAACTCGCATTCATGATGCAGACCTTGGGTAACAACGTGGACTTTACTATTACCCAAAAGATACTGGGTAAGATGTTCCGTCTACGTAAGATGCCAGACTTGGCTAAAGATATAGAAGAGTTCAAGCCAGAACCTGATCCTATCCAACAACAACTTGGTGAACTGGAGCTGTTACTTAAACAAGCACAGATTGCAGAGATTGCTGCTAATACGTCAACCAAAGAAACACAGGCCATACTTAACCAAGCTAAAGCGGTTACAGAGCAGGCTAAAGCCAAGTATATGCAAGCGGATACTGATCAAAAGTCTTTGGACTTTATTGAACAGGAGTCAGGTGTTAAGCAAGAAAGGGATCTGCAGAAGCAAGGTGAACAAGCTCGCGCTAATATGAAATTGAAACAAGTTGACCATGCATTGAAAGAAGATAGCGAAACAAATAAGGCGTTGTTACAAAATTATTTGCAAAGTAAACCGTAAAAACGTTTTATATGTCCATTGCCCCTGTAACAAGGGGCTAATCTTTAAACAAACAACTTGGAATCATTTATGAGCGCGCACGAGATTCAAGAGATTGAACTGAACATTAAACAAGCCCAAGCCTTCGTAGATGCTGGTAAAGCGCTTGAGCGTCTTCAAAGTAACCGTGACTTTAAAAAGATTGTTATGGAAGGTTACTTCAAAGAAGAAGCTATTCGTTTGGTTCACTTGAAAGGTGATTTCTCACAACGCCATGCACCCGAACAAGAAATGATTGCGAAAGACATGCACGGTATTGCAGCAATGAATCAGTATTTCAATATGGTGTTTGCACGCGCAGATCATGCAGAACGCGCCATTGAAGCTGATGAAAATACCCTGGATGAGATGCGCAGTGAGGGTCACGTAGAATGAGTCAGGAACAAGAAGAAGGCATGCAGTCTACCGGATCGGAAGCAGACTTTTACAATATGTCTGATGACGAGATCATGAACTATAACCCCAGCGATCTTCCTGAATACGATGCACAGGAAGATGACTCTGTTGACGCTGAGGATGATCAGGACACGGTTACCCTGGATGAAGATCCGGTAGACCAGGCTGACGTTACCGAAGATGACGATGAAGACCAGGAAGACGGTGACGACAGTGATGCAGACAATGGGGATGCTGACCCAGATGTTGTAGCAGACGACAAAGACGAAGCCAAAGACACCGATGATACTGACGAAGACGACAGTACCACCACAAACTTTGAAGCTGAGTACAAGAAAATCCTGGCTCCTTTTACCGCTAACGGTAAAGAGATGCAGGTTAAAGACGTTGATGAAGCGTTGACACTGATGAAGATGGGTGCCAACTACAACAAGAAGATGGTGGGGCTAAAGCCTCACATGAAGCTTCTGAAAGTACTTGAGAACAACAACCTATTGGGCGATGAGCAGATAGGTTACCTAATTGACCTCCATAACAAAGATCCAAAAGCCATTGGAAAACTGGTTAAAGAAAGCGGACTTGATCCGTTGGATTTGGATGTTGAAGCGAGTAGTGATTATGTCCCTTCTAAGCACACGGTCAGTGACAGCGAGCTTGCCTTGGGTGATGTACTGGATGAGATCGAACATTCAGAACATTACGGCAAGACCGTTGATCTGGTCACTAAAGAATGGGACGACCGGAGCAAGCGCAAAGTAGCCGAAGAACCCGTCATTCTGAAAGTCATCAATGACCACATGGCCAGTGGTGTATATGACGTTATCAGTAATGAATTGAATCGGAAACGTGCACTTGGTCAGTTAAATGGTTTGTCCGATCTGGAAGCGTACAAGCAGGTTGGTGATGGCATTCAAGAGCAAGGTGGATTTGACCATTTGTTTGTTCAAGAACAAAGGCAACAAGCCCCTACTGCAACGAAGCGACTCCCACCCAAGCAGAAGCAAGAAGATCCCAAGCTGAAAGAAAAGCGCCGTGCTGCAAGTTCCACGAGATCAGTACCGGCCAGTCGTGTGTTACCCGCAGATTTTAATCCGCTGGCAATGTCCGACGAAGACTTTGAAAAACAATTCAGTTCAAAACTTCTGTAACCGTGAGAGTAGCTTATGAATAAATACAACGATCCTGCCGGTGGTGCACCTTCTACCGTTGGCAAACAGATGAATGACTTCTACTACCAGAAGCAAGCTTTGGTAGAAATGAAGAAAGAACAGTACTTTAGTCCGCTGGCTGATACCACCGTTATGCCAAAGCACTTTGGTAAGAAGATCAAAAAGTACCATTACATCCCCATGCTTGATGATCAGAACATCAACGACCAGGGTATTGATGCGTCCGGTGCTGTGATTGCCAACGGTAACCT